ACTGCCATTTCAACCGGAGGACACGCTGACGGCCCAGTTCATTATGCCATGCTTTACGACACCGTTGTAGACGTTTGTAAACAAAGCGAAGCCAGAAGGGGAGCTTGTGCTGTTTATTTACCATTGGAACATAAAGACATTGATGAATTTTTGAATATTGCAACCGAAGGAAACCCCATACAAAACTTGCAATATGGAGTTAGCGTTTCTGACCAGTGGTTGCAAGAAATGAAAAACGGTGATACTGAAAAAAGAAAGATATGGGCAAAGGTAATCCAAAGGAGAAGCGAGATTGGTTTTCCTTATATTTTGTTTAAGGACAATGCCAACAACAACACCCCTTACAAAGACCTTGACATGGAAATCACAGCTTCTAATCTTTGTCTAACGGCTGACCAAAGGGTTCTCACTTCTAAAGGTTATTTGACTGTTAAAGAGCTGGAAACAGAATGTAATGAATTGGTTTTATTCAACGGCCAAGAGAAGGTTATGGCTTCGCCTATGTTATTAAGAGATAGCAATTCTGAAATTTTAAAAATAACGTATGCGAATGGCATGACCCAAAAAGTTTCTCCAAATCACGGCATTGCTGTTATCAATGATACAGAAAAAGGCATACAAAGGGTAGAGGCTAAAGATTTAAAAATTGGGGATTATGTCGCAACCCAAACACAGAAAGGTTTGTTTGGTGATTTGAATATGTCCGAAGAGGCATTTTTACTTGGCTCATATCAATCTAAGATTAGATTAAGAAGAATGGATTGTATACAAGCGCCCATTGCTTTGGATACAGAAAAGCCAGAAATACCTTCTTGGATTTGGATTTCTACCGAACTAACAGTATGGTCTTACCTAAACGGTTTATTTGGTGCGCATGGTATTGTATCCGGTGTAGATACCGATTATTTGGAACTTTATTATCTGGATACACACAGAGATTTTTTGGCTGAACTTCAAATTTTGTTTACAAATTTAGGTTTATCTTGTAGTTTGGAACATGTTGAACAACAAGATAAACCCGAAAAAAGAGCCAATTTATCTTGGTATAGATTGGTTTTTAACACAAAAAAAGATTTATCTTTGATTGATGAAAAAACTCATATTTTATGTCATAGGCAAATCGATGTTGAAAACATAAAAAACAAGGAAGAATCAGAAAGCAGGACTAGGGTTTGGTATATTGAAAAATTAGATAATGAACCAGTATACTGCCCCACGGTTTTTAACGATGAACATATATTTGTATCTAATGGTCTTAAAACTTTTAACTGCTCTGAAATAATGTTACCCACTGACCATGAAAATTCATTTGTGTGTTGCATTGGGTCAATAAATTTATTACATTGGGATGAAATAGAAAACACGGATGCGGTTGAAACGTACATTCAATTTCTAAATGCTGTAATGGATGAGTTTATAGTTAAATCAAACGGTTTGCATGGAATGGAAAGAGCCAATAATTTTGCTAAGAACCATAGGGCAATCGGACTTGGGGTTTTGGGTTATCATTCATTCTTGCAGTCTAAATTGATACCTTTTGAATCATTGAAAGCGAAATATTATAATAACCATATTTTCAAAACGATTAGGGAGCGTTCTGAAAATACTTCAATGGCTCTATATGAAAGCAACCCATCTAAATACGCTTGTATACGACCGGGATATGCTAATACAACACTTATAGCAATTGCCCCCACTAAGTCTTCATCCTTTATATTGGGTCAAGTTAGCATGGGTATAGAACCGATGAAGTCTAACTATTTTGTAAAAGATTTGGCTAAAATCAGGACAATTTATAAAAACCCATATCTTTTGGGCGAACTTGAAAAATATGGTTTAAATAATGAACAGACTTGGGATAGCATTATGGTTAAGGACGGCTCGGTGCAACATCTTGATTTTCCAACCAAAGAAGTCTTTAAGACATTTTTGGAGATTTCCCCAAAAGAAATTGTATTACAAGCCGCTCAAAGACAGAAGTATATTGACCAATCACAAAGTTTGAATTTAATGATTCACCCCAGCATTTCAGCCAAAGATATAAACCAACTGTATCTTTATGCACATGAAGAGGGTGTAAAGACTTTATATTATCAATACTCTCAAAATTCGGCTCAGGCTTTTGCGAGAAATATTTTGGAATGTGTAAATTGTGAATAATATGTTAAAATTGAAAGTTTTTTCTGCTTCTTGGTGCGGCCCATGCCGTGCATTAAAACCAATACTGAAGGATTTGTTTGAATCAAATCCGGGACTTGAATTAACTACCAGAGATGTTGATGAAGACTATGACGAAGCTATTTCATATAACATTCGTTCATTACCTACTGTGATTTTTGAAAAAGATAATCAGGAAATTATGCGAAAAGTTGGATTATCGAGTAAGGAAGAATATCAAAAAATTATTGAAGATTTAAAAAAATTGACATGAAGAATTTATTTATTGTTTTTTCTTTTTTTTGTTTTGGCTTGTATGGTCAGAACGTATTTATACCATATGACAGTTTAGAACCAAACGCTAAAGTTTTTGCGGTACATGATGGAGACAGTTACAAAGTTTTGATTGACGGATTAATTTCAAAAAAATGGATTCGGGTTTACGGTGTTGATTGTCCTGAAGTTATTTCAAACAGAATCAGCAAAGACCAACCATACGGTAGGCTTATTGCAGATTCTGTCCGGGCTATGTTGAAAGGTAAAATAGTCAGGATTGACTCGTTGTCTGTAGATATTTTTGACAGGACTGTTGCAAAAGTTTATCTAAACGGCGTTTCAATGACTGAGTTTTTAATATCCAAAGGATGGGCTTGGTTTTGGCGAGACGAGAACATGTCGGAAGATGAGAGGATTTACTTGGAAAGTTTGCAAAACAACGCCAGAGAGAAAGGATATGGGTTCTGGGGGCTTCCAGAACCGAATGTCCTACCACACGTGTGGCGAGGCAGAAACAAACGAAGGTTTTAGATTCATGAATGGGGGGTTTTTAATCCCCCATTTTGTTATATAAACTATTTATAATAAAATTTCTTACTTTAATGGAAATATTAATAACCGAAAATCAATTTAGGGAATTATCAAATATATTAATCGAACAAAAAGAACATCCTTACATAAGAAAAGGATTGTTAAGTCAAGAAGAATTTGACAAGATTAAGAATATATTAAATAATGAAACAAGAAAATATTTCGATTTTCTCTTAAAGGCATATGTGAATGGTTATAAGAACATTCCGCAAATGAAAAACATCATTGAGGAATTTCATGTGTTCGCAACAAAAGGAAAAACAAAATATAAGGACATTAATCAATATAAAACATTTAATGAACTTATTGATGATGTTAATATTCTTAACCAGACCGGAAGCGCAATAAGCAAAAAAGAATGGCAATCAGATTATGACGTTATTAGAGATGATGGGGATGTGATTATATATGTCCCACATTCACATGAGGCAGCAAGAAAGTTGAGCATGTCAAAGTTTGGTTGGAAGCAATGCTCCGAAGGTGAAGGTCTTGAAACCCCTTATTGCATTGCTTATAAAACGCCAAAACATTTTGACGATTATTATTATAAACATAATGTAACCTTTTATTTAATAAGGGCAATATCGCCAGAGATGAAAAATAGATTGAAAAGGTTGGCAATTAAGTTTAATAGGTCAAATGAAGATGATTTTGAGGTTTTTGCATTATCCGTTTATGGGGAAAAAATGGATAGTGATGACGTTCCAATAATAAACGGTTATCCAGTTGAAGGGACAACAAAACATAATGAATCCGTTATGGATTTAAATATATTAAAATCATATCTTGATGTTATTGATTTTCAAAATATTAAACCAATAAGGGATAAAAAGGAAAGAGATGAAAAATATCAATTCAAGTTATATCAAATTATTGAAGATTATATAAAGAATGGTTCGGTTGGAGAATTGGATTTAAGCGAATTGCCAATTAAAACCCTTGGAAATCTTCAAACAGTTGGGGGGGAGTTGAATTTATTTAAATGCACCTCCTTAATAAGCCTTGGAAATCTTAAAAAAGTTGAGGGGTATTTAAGTTTATTTGGCTGCATCTCCTTAACCAGCCTTGAAAATCTTCAATCAGTTGGGGGGAGTTTGAATTTAGCAAAATGTACCTCTTTAACAAGCCTTGGAAAACTTGAAAGTGTTGGGAGGGATTTGAATTTAGAAAATTGCACCTCCTTAACAAGCCTCGGAAACCTTCAAACAGTTGGTGGTACTTTAAATTTACGTGATTGTACCTCATTAGTAAGCCTTGGAAATCTTCAAATAGTTAGGGGGTGGTTGGTTTTACATAATTGTGAAAAAATTGAATCACTACCAGAAAACTTGGAAGTTAAAAGAGACATTCAGATAAGAAATTCGGGATTAGCAAAATATTCGGAAGAAGAATTAAATGAAATGTACCCAAAATTAAAAGGAAAATTTAAATACTAATTAAAGCAATAACTCAAATATTTATTTAAAAAACAAAATTGGCTAATGGTTCAACATATGGAATAGATTTTCCATTCAGGGATAGTTTAAAGGGCAGTTATCTCAGGATGACAGAAACTTTCACAGAGGAGATACGCGCCGATTTATTACATCTAATATTAACCAGAAAGGGTTCTCGTTATTATTTACCGGATTTTGGGACAAGGATTTATGAGTTCATATTTGAACCATATGACGGGATTACATTTTCTGCAATAGAATCGGACATAAGGGATTCTGTTCAAAAATATATGCCGAATATACTCATAAATGATATTACAGTTGAACCATACGGAAATGAAACAAGTTCAATACCAACATCTTCGGAAGAAAATTATGAAGAAGATTCAAGAAGTAAGATATATAGGTCTCCGGGAAAAGGCACAACAGAATATACTGCTAAGGTTAGGATAGATTATTCAATAACAAATAACGTTTTCAATCAATCTGATTTTATAATTATAAACCTATAATTTCATTTACCTTAAATATTTATCATAAAATTTTTAAATGTCGCAACTATCATATACAGTTAGGGATTACGAAGCAATAAGAGCTGAATTAATAAATTATGTAAAGGTTTATTATCCAGATTTAATACAAGACTTTAACGACGCTTCGTTATTTTCTGTATTCTTGGATTTGAATGCCGCTATTGCCGATAACCTTAATTATCACATTGACAGAAGTTTACAAGAAACGGTTTTACAGTTTGCCCAGCAAAGGTCTTCCATATATAACATTGCCAGAACATATGGTTTAAAGATACCCGGGCAAAGACCGTCAGTATCTTTGGTTGATTTTTCTATAACTGTACCTGCGCAAGGGGATAAAGAAGATGAAAGATATTTGGGTAAAATAATAAGGGGCGCACAAGTCAGCGGCGCTGGTGTGGTATTTGAAACAATATACGATATAGATTTTGCGTCACCATATAATTCCCAAGGTTATCCAAATAGACTTAAAATACCTAATTTTAATTCTAACGGTGTTCTGGTAAATTACACAATTACTAAAAGGGAATTGGTCGTAAACGGTATAACAAAAGTATTCAAGAGGGTTATAACACCTTCTGATGTTAGGCCATTTTTAGATTTGTTTTTACCTGAAAAGAATGTTTTAGGTATTACCAGTGTTTTACTCAAAAGCGGGACAAACTATACAACAACTCCTAACGCATTGGAATTTCTGGGAAGTGAGAATAGATGGTATGAGGTGGATTCGCTGGCAGAAGATAGGGTGTTTATTGAAGACCCCACAAAGGTATCTGACCAACCCGGAATTAAAGTTGGAAAATATTTACAGACGCCAAATAGGTTTGTTACTGAGTATACACCAGAGGGTTTCAAAAAAATAACTTTTGGCGGTGGTACAAATAGTTCCATAGAACAATTAAACAATTTCACACTTGGTCTTGCAAGGCTTACCATGCAAAACTATTTGAATAATTTTTCTTTGGGTTCTGCATTAACACCCAACTCCACTTTGTTCATACAATACAGGATAGGCGGTGGACTTGCAAGTAACTTGGGGACAAATGTAATAAATCAAGTTGGCACGGTCAATTTTAATGTTAGTGGACCATCTGATGTGGTGAATTCGTCTGTTATCTCATCTCTTAGATGTAATAACGTAACGGCAGCGGTAGGAGGTGCAAACCCCCCTTCCATAGAAGAAGTCAGAAATTTTGTGTCTTTTAATTTTGCAGCGCAAAAAAGGGCAGTAACAATAAGGGATTATGAGGCAATACTAAGGAATATGCCAGCACAATTTGGCGCTCCCGCAAAAGTGGCAATAGTTGAAAATGATAATAAAATTAACATTCAAATTTTATCTTATGATACCACAGGAAGATTGTCTTCCGTTGTTTCCCAGACATTAAAAGACAATATAGCAAATTATCTTTCAAATTATAGGATGATAAATGATTATATCAGCATATTATCCGCTCAAGTTATTGATGTTAGCATAGATATATCTGTTGTAATAGAAAGTAATCAAAATTCTGGTCAGGTAATATCTTCGATTATAAACACCATATCACAATACTTCAACCCTCAAAATATGAATTTGGGTCAAAATATATATGTTTCCGAAATAAGAAGTGCTGTGCAGAATTTGAACGGTGTAATAACTGTTGCTGGTTTCACAATTATAAATGAAGTTGGTGGGCAGTATTCTTCATCTGAAAGTTCCATGGCTTATGTTGATAATAACACAAGGGTTATATCCCCGGTTGATGATACAGTATTTGCTGAACCTTCTCAAATATATCAAATAAGGTTCCCAGAAAAAGATATTAGGGTAAGGGTTAAGAATTTTCAAAATGTTTCTTTTGGTTAAATATCATTGAACTAACCAACCACTGAATATGGTTGTTTTTTCGGTTGTTTTTATATAAAAAATCTATT